CCGATTGAGGGTCGCCAGCCTCCTTGCCAGAATGATCCAGACTTTGCGTCAGCCAGGTTAATCTGTAACTGTCCCTTGGCTAGTTCTTGTGCATGAGTGTCAGCCATCGTAGCTAACTCATGAGCTAACTTGGCTTTCTGATCTTTGTCCTCAAGCACCTTATCTAGCAACCCAGTAACAGGACCAATCAATGAAGTAACTAAACTCATCTGTTTATTCTTCCTTCATAATCTCTTCCATTATTTCCGAAATCGAACCTGAACCTTCTTTAGGATATCCATCTTCATCATACTCTTCCTGTTCAATACGTTCTGATTCTTCCATCATCATCTGTTTACTCACGCTCATGTTGTACTCCTCTTTTAATTCTAAGATCGTCTAAACTTTTTTCTTTCTTTCCCCCATCGTACTCCCAAGCATACCCTCTGTAAACCATCTCTGTATTAATGTTTGTATCCCCGCAAAACAACCAGCCAAGCATCCGACCGTATTTACCGTCCTTCTCCGTCTTAACTCGTAACCCTGAAGCCATCCCATCCGTAAGTCGTCTTGTTAAAAATTCTTTAGCCTCAATCCCCATAGCTTTCTCTTCAAGATTTCTAGTACGAGACTCAGGAGTATCTATCCCTGCTAATCGAACTCTTTCTTTTTTAGTCAGGTCAAAGCCGAGGTCAATTAAGATATCAATGGTATCGCCATCTACAATTTTTATAATTTCTTTAACGGCATATTCATACATAAGGCCTCACTTTACTATCATCCATAGTGGCTCCGGTGGAGTTATTGAATCAATATATGCAAGCAACAATAACGCAATAGTATAAAAAAGCAACTGGCTAGGGCTTAAACTCAATGGCGAACCACACTAACCCCGCACCACCGCCAAGTGTAATAACTAATCCAAATAATATTCCAAGGGCATTTACTATTTGATTCTTTCTTCTTAGAGAGCGATATCGACCCTCTCGTTCTTCTTTCATCACGGCCTGTCTAATAGACTGTAATTCGTTCCAGCCCTTGAAACCACGGGTATCTATAATTATGTCACGCAACTGTGCCTCAAAATCCCTAGCCTTAACTGCACTTATATATGTTGATAGAGCTTTTTCATTAGCTGAACCTTTTCCCCGAGCAGCACTCTCATGAGTATTCTTCGCATCATCGATAGCTCCCCAGAGTTTACCGAGATCCTTCCCCATAGAATGCAGATCTTTTCCCGTCTTTATAGCGGTTCTGACCGCTGCAAAACTCACTGTCATGGCAGTAATCGGATCCATTGTACTATCCTTTCACAACAAGACTCAATAGTAATACTATGGTAGTTCCTGCGGATCCAATCAAGACCATCTCTAGTCTTTTTACACGGCTAATTATCTCTAGCCACCTTTCCTCGCTAACAGCTTTGTATGTGTCAAGCTCTGCTTTTATTTCTATAATCTTCATAGTTAACCTTTTACTCTTTCTCTCTGCACATCAATTCTCTCTCGGTTAACAACGTTTCTTTCGTCAGCTATGTCCTCTTGGCTTTCTATTCTAGCAGCATCTGTAGCTGCACGTTGTTGTAACCTTTGCAACTCAATTAGCATCTCGCCCTGATCGTCCTCCTTTTTACGTTGAAGATCTTGTTCTTTCAAGGCTAATTCTTTCATTCTTATTTGAACAAGAGGATCATCCATTGGGCTGTTAGACTCGGGAACTATCTGAGGCATTACCTCCGCCATTAATTTTTCCATCTGTACAGCCATAAGAAGTTCCATCTGTGCTGGATCTTGCATGTCTTGTTGAACCTGTTGGATCTGTTGTTGTGCAGAAGCTGGGTCTATTGTTCCGCTTTCAACCCCCTGTTGAACTTGTGTCATAATTCCAGCTATCTCTTCGTTAACCATCTTACGGGCTTTCTGAGAAATATGTTCCATGATGTGAGCATATAGCGTTCCCATCACAGAAGCCGAAGTTGCGACAAGAGGAGTCTTCATAAACATAATGTGCATTCTAATATGTGCATCTTGGTTCTGGTCTGGAAAAGTAGTAAGCATTTCTCCCATAAGTGCTCGAGCATTCTCAATGGCAGGGTCAAGTGGTTGCGGTTCTGGAGGAGGTGGAAGTATCTCATCGATGTTTTGTACCTCCAACGCTTGGTACATTCTTCTATACGCAGCCGTTAAGTTATGTAGGTCTGGATTAGATTGAGCAAGTTGAAGTTGGGTCTGTGCCAACGTAACTCTTTGTGCCATAGAGAAAATGTTCGGATCGCTTACAGGAATGACATCAACTCGACCGTCAAAGTCCTCTGCCTTTACACTACGCTCTGCCCCCGCTACCTCGTAAGGATATTCTGGTGGTAAGTTCTCACTGAATATTCTGGCAAGAATACGGAACTCTGTTTTCTGGGAGTAATGCAACCTCTTATGGATTGCAGACATAACTTTCATGCCTCGTTCCAACATAGCCACTGTGGTGCCCACAGGAGCAGCAGAGTTGGTATCTCCCGTTTGTTGGTCAGCGAGAGACACAAAACGTCTACCACCGTCCACAAGGGCTCCTAGAAGCTGCGACAGCGTTGCCGAAGGTTCTTTGTATGGGAGCGGAATAATTGCATCCCGTATGTTTCCCCCTGGAGCATCTATGTCCCGCCACTCACCCGGTTGCAACGGCTCGTCATCATTACGAACCCTCACGCCCCTTGCCTTGAACCCCGCTGGAAGATTCGCGAGAGTTCCTGCATCGATTAATTGTCGGAGGATACTCGTCGCTGCACGGCCCAAGCCACCAATCATATGAATTAAACCAAAGCCATAAAACCCCAAACCCGGCATAAAACGATAATGAACAAAATACTGTATCTTTTTTGCTAACCCAGATCCTTCTGTAAAGTTACGTCGAATAGAAAGAACTTGCCCTGATCCCTCGTCCAACGTCACAATGTAAGGCAGAGCTATTCCAGACGGTTCTCCTTCGGGAGACATGTCTTCAAATCCTTCAAGATCCAGATCAACGTGCATTTCCAAAACAGTAAACACATCATCTGTATATGTCTTGGATGTTCCTTGTATTTCGTTAATCTTTTCTCTTACTTCGTTTTCTACTTCTTCTGCGGATGAAAGTTCTACATCACGATATACTCCTGCAACTTGCATCTTACGAACTTCGTTTCCGTCCATGCGTAGAACGTGCGTAACGCGAGTAGCTGTCTGTAGGTCAGACGCAGCGTAAGACACAACTAGATCTTGAGCAGGAACAAACTTAGAAACAGCCCTTTGTCTTGCGTCATCAAAGTAAACTTTTTTAAAAGTAGATCCAGACAATGGAAGATAAAAAAGCAACTGATCCATGTCAGGATCAAACTCCTCCATAACTTCTGTGATCTGGTAGTTCATATATTCTTTAACTCTATGAGCCTGTTCTTCCCTTGCTGGATCTTGTAATCCAAGAACTTGTGTCTCAACAGGACCTCCTGCCGGTAGGAGTTCTTTGTATGCCTGTGCTTGAAACTGCGTAACACTCTCCGCTATAAGCGGGTGCGTAACCCCAGAAGCTCCTTGAAACGGTTGGCTGCGGTCTTCATACCTAATACCAAGTTGGTCAAGACCCTTTGTGTAACCCTCTTCCCAATCTGAGCGAGAGTCTTGATCGTCTTCAAAAGACGCTCTAAGTTCTGACGAAAGTTCCCCAAGATATGCATCTGGTATATACTCCGATAAGTTTGCGTTGTGTGGTATTTGTATTTCTTGCTCCATGAGAAGTTCCTCAGTAAGAGCAGTTACCGTTGCTCCTCCTTCTCCGTCAGGAGTAACCTCTGCTCCCCCACTAAAGTCTGGGAGGACATCTATGGGTACATCTACTTCAGGTAAATCTTCTTGAGGACCTCCTTGCATCATTCCTGAATCAACTAAAGATACAGAGGGTCTAGGTGGTAGTGCCATTAGTAGTACTCCCTTTTTGCCTTATATACGTCTCCACTCATGTCGTCTTCTCCTTCTAACAGAACAAAACCGCCTTGTCTAAACCTCATTAATGCCAACGTCATGCTATCGCAAAAGTCATCGTGGTCGCCATTGGGAAAAGAAACTACCTCTTCTATAACCTCATCCGCAAACTTTTTATCCTTTGGTGCCCATACCACTCCAGCTTCAAACAATGGTGCAACCATATGCATTCTTGTCACCTTATCACGACCTTTGCCTGGTGCAAACCCCAAGGCTGGTATACCACGCAACCTTAGTTCATCTATAAGAGGCGTACCTGTAGCCTTTGCCTCTACCAATACCATGTCTGGCTCCCAATATTCGTGTTCTTCATAAGCTACTTGTTTTAATTCAGGGAAATTCCACCGCCCTCTCTGTGCGTCCATAAGGATTATGTGGTCTGGTCCCCCTTCTTCTGGTTCAAACACGCCCCACGTTGTAATTGCGGAGTAATCTGCCGTTTCTTTCTTGGAAAACGCTGTATCGTAGGACTGAAGTATGTATTTTACGGGGGGAATTTTTTCTTTTTCCCACTCCTGCCACCATTCCCTCTTAATAATCGCTGATTCGGACGCTGTCGGGTTCTGTTGCCACTGTGCATTCCACTTTCCTACAGGAAGAGAAGCCTTAATACCCAACAATGCGTCTTTTTCCCAGAACTCAGGCCACAATGGGTTGTCTGAGGGCATAATTGCAGGAAATTCTACAACCTCCCACTGATCTGCAAAGGTATCTGACCCCTGATTCGCCAGTAAACGTCCCGTTAAGTCCTTTTTTCCCCACCTTGTCATAACAATTATGATGGATCCACCCGGTTGAAGACGCTGTCGAGGTCCAGAAGTGTACCATTCATAGGCATTATCAAACGCTGATTCGCTCATAGCGTCTTGTTCGCTATGTGGATCGTCAATTACAAACAAATCCGCACCACGACCTGTAACCGCAGCACCTACACCCGCAGCAAAGTACTCCCCGCCTTCACTTGTTTGCCATTTTCCTGCCCCTTTGTTGTCTTCTTTCAGTTTAGTGTGGGGAAAGATGTCGTTATACTGTGGGTCATCAAGTAAGTCACGAACCTTACGACCGAATCGGACGGCAAGTTCCGTGTTGTGGGTAGCTTGAATAATTTTTAACTTAGGATTACGCCCTAAAAACCAAGCAGGCATCAAGTAACTGGCAAACTCAGACTTAGAATGTCGAGGAGGCATGTTGATTATCAACCGTTTTAACTCGCCCCTTGCTACTCTTTCCAGCTTTTCCGCAATCACACGGTGATGATTGCCCTCAATAAAATTAGGATAGACATGATGAGCAAAAGGCATGAAACTATTTTGTGCCTTATCTTGTATATCAAACCTTTTTTTAGCTTCTGTAAGTGCAAGTATTTCTTTTAAGGCTTCTTCAGGTAAGGCTTGTAGGTTCATGACGCTACTTCAGTGGCTCCTGTTGTTCTAGTACTTGTATTAACCATCGTCCGTTGTGGATTGGATCCTTGTACAGAAGTAGATCTATATCGGTTAACTCCTTGTCCTGGTCGCATTCTTACATTAGTTACATTCATTTCGCAATATGGTTCTCCGTCTTTGCTAGTAAGAGTAAACCCCTCTGGACATTCATAGCTAATCGACCCATCTGGATTTACTGTTACTTCTGGAACACTCGGATCTACAGGGTCATCAACCACCTCTACTATAGGACTTTCAGGACCTGATGAGGACATTGTTTCATCCTCGGGTATATCAACTGTCGTTGTTGCAGGAACGACTGTGTTAGTGTTAGTCGTAGTCGTAGTTGTAACAGGATCTACTACTACATTTGGATTTACTACCACATTTGGATTTACTACTGCATTTGGATTTACTCCCACATTTGGATTTACTACTGCATTTGGGTTAGATCCAACGACTATATTTGGATTAGCGTTAATATCAATTATATTATCTACATTTGGATCAAGAACCGCACCAGTAGAAGTGTCTGCGTCTAGAACCTCTCCTTCATAGGTATATGTTTGAGGTTGCGTACCAGAACTTGTGTTAATGGCTGGAAGTCCCGCTGCAGTACTAGGAGTACCTAAACTTGAAACATTTGGAATAGTAACTGCGGTAGATGGTTCAACATACCCTGACAAACTTTGTAGGGCTATTTGGTTAATATCCGTCATAGACAACCCTGTGTTAGCTTCTAAGGCCTGTGCAGTCTCAGGAGACAATCCTCCTGTTGAATTAATCTCGTTGTTAATAATATCTGTAGCCGTCATAAGTTCAATGCTCGAAGGATCGCTTCCAGTTATATCGCTTATATTTGGCAACGATGGTGACACATTACTTGGTGTACCTAGTTGTTGAGGTGTATTTATTTCAGTCGTGCCAGATTGAGCAATCGCTCCTGGCAACAGAGAACCTAATCCTATTTGATCGGGTGCAACATTTGAAACATCTAAGTTAGAAGTATCTATCGGATTGGTATTTTGAATAGCTGCTTCAAACAACGCATCGTTATTTGTCTGTGCGGTTAATAACTTAGGTTGATTAGTAATATTTGGATTATTTTCTATTGCCATTATCCCTCCTGAAGGAAGAAGGTTTCCTCCAGTAGATGGAATGTTAATACCACTTGTCGTAGCTATGTCCCCACCCGGAGGAGTGTATCTTCCTGCAAAATACCCAGGTTCACTTCCTAACTGAAAAGCAGGATCAAGAGTTTGTATCCCTTCTATTCCAGCCGGAGCTTGATCCGTTCCTATTTGAGGAGTGGTTGTCTGACCACCATCAGGAGACATTAAAGAAAGTCCTAAGTTATCCGTATTAATATCAGGGCCACCAAGAAGTCCTGCAGCCGTATCAAAACGACCCGCACCTTCTACATCCGTGCTTGTTTGTGTATCCGTTCCTGATACATTAACACTCGGAACAGCTGCCGTGGTTCCCAAACCTATTATTCCTTCAGCTATAGCTTCTTTGAGGCTAAGAGATAACCCTTCTAGCGTACCCCAACCTGATCCAATCTGTTGTACAACACTTTGCAGTGTTTCTGTTCCACCTTCCGTAGCTGCTTGCTTGACTTTATTTATAAGCCCCGTTGGAATATACTCTGCTAAAGTTGAGGTAATCTTTCCCCCTGAACCTCGAAGAATAGGTATTGAGTTTAAAGCACCTGTGACCGTAGCAGTAGTTGTAGCAGCAGCCCAATCAGAAGCATCAGGAACTTCTCTATCATTTGCTAAAGCTCTCGCCATCGCAACAGGTCCGACAACTTGAAGAATTTCTGGCATGGCAGCAGCGGTTCCAGCTGCTATAGACAGTGGTACAGCGGATAGTCCGGCAGCGGTTCCAGCAGCTGTTGCTCCGACAGCAGCAAGAGTTGCTGCTACAAGATTAGGAACTTGTTCCATAATAGCAGGAACCAAAGCTCTCCAATCTCCCTCTGTATACCCTTCCACAAATGAAGCTGAAGCACTCTTCGTGTTTCCATAATCACGTTTTATTGCATTGTTTAATGCATCAGCGGTTTTTTCAAACCCTGTTAACTCTGCTAATACACCCACATTCTGTAAAGAATTATCCGCTCCTCTTTCAATGGCGTTCATGTATCCTGATTGGAAATTAACAAGTTCATTGTTTAACAACTCTGGATTGTTTTGAAACAAAGGTAAGTTACTTGCATCAACTGTACCTTGATCAATCCTATATCCATCTTGAATACCGCCCATTGCTCCGGGAGACATTCCCATTATGTTTGATATCTGGTCAGGATCTACAGGGTTTTCTCTTTCGTAAACCTCATTGCTTGTAAGAAACCTTTTGTTAATCGTGTCATAAAGACCAGAACCTGATCCTACAGCAATAATACCATCTTCTGGTACTTCAAGACCTGATTTAAAATAGTTTTTTATTTTATTTAGTATTGAGTCGTCAGCATCGTTCATAGTCAAATTATTGCTTGCAAGCTGAACTCCATCGCCAATACCACCGCCAAGGTTGCCATAATTAGACGATAGATATTCTCCTGCACCCATACCTTGATCCGCAGTCAACCCTCCTCCGGGGACCATGTCATACGTTCCAATTAAATCACTGCCCGTTGGGTTTTCTGATGTTATCGCTCCATAAGGGGTCATCATTCCCAAAGCACCAAAGTCTAATCCTGGGGGAGAGGAGGGAGCCATACCCGGAGTTTCGTCACGAAACATATCATCTGGTCGAGCCATAGGACCACTGTCCGAAGTAACAGCCCCCGTTTGTCCTAGTACCCCCAAGTTTCTTGCGTTCTCTTCATCCCGTTGCGTCACAACTTGATTATATGTATCTGAGGTTGGATCTGTATCAAGAGAGTAGGGTTGGGTCAGAGAACCGAGGGACGAGTTAAAGACTTCCCCGATATCTTGTGCAGCCATTCCAACCCGATCCGCTGTACTCAATCCTCCCTCAACAGGGTTTCCTGCATCATCATAACCGTAGAACTGGTCCGTAGATATATTTAATCGATCCGCTTCCTTCTTAACCTGATCTCTAAGGTTCTGGAACCTTGTTGCATCTCGAGCGTCTTTCTTTTCCTCTTTTCTATCTGAAAGCATCTTAGCCGTAGCTTGATCCTCTAGATAACCCCTAACAAGATCACTCTCCACACCGCCAAACTGATCGTAAACCTCTTGTTCTTCCTTCTTCCTTAATTGATTAAATAAAGAGGAAATTTTGTCGTTACCACTCTCGCCACTCAAACCATCAATACCAA